TATTTTTAATTATTATGATATCTTACATTACCTCTCCAACCTTTGAACCAATCTATAGCTGATTCATAAACCTGTTCTTTGTTCGCTGGTTGGTGTTCGTCGATAAAACTTTCTGCCAGAATGGTTAGATTAACCATGTTGCATGTCTGATCGACATATAAGCTCGGATTATGAACTAATTCGTTTTCAAAATGTCTTTCTTGTAATTTTGTTGCAGCCATGATAAATGTTTTAGTGTTTGTTTAAGATTATACGATGAATATTCAAAAAGGTTACAAAGATAGCCAACTTAATTATTAACTATCTTTGTAGTCATTCGACTATCTTACTAGTCAGGGAATACTTTCAGCCATTCGGGAACATGGGCACTGATATTGCTAGGCATTATGTTACCATAGCAAATATCGTCACTATCCAAAAGTCCTTTGCTGTCGTAGCCACAAGCGGTAAATACTTTTTGCCTGAATTCGTTTGAAAACATTATTGGTCTTGGCGCATGTATGCGAACCCAGCACTTTGGAAAGTTGTAACTGTTTATGATCTCAACGGATACTTTTAAGCCTGTTTCCTTTTGTACTGCTTTCTTTAAGCTAAAATTGAATGACCTTGCGTTCGTGAATTCTAACATGATGTCGAAGTGTTTGTTTAAGATTATACGCAAACTATTAAAAAAGGTTACAAATGTCTAAAAGAATAAACAACCTATTTACAATTTCTTTGACCTGTTAAAAACTTTGTTAATCTTATCGCCTGATTCCATGAATCACAGTTTGCATATACTTTATGATCAACAATAACTTTCATGAAATAACAGTCTATTTCTGGTAGGCTGAATTTTGGGTGAACATATAAAACTTTATTATTGGATATATCGACCAATTTCACAATACAATGAGTAAGTATTGCGCCGCCGCCTAAAGATCGTTTATTCTTAATTAATAATGGTATTTTATAGTCACCTGTTGACCTACCGATGGTTCCAATTGTATCATTTTCTTCAACCCACGAACAGCCCGTTTCATCATCGCCATACCAAAAGCGAATACGAATACCCGTATTAATCACATTGTCAATAGCTTCGATGACTTTTGAATTAGTCTTTGCCAAAAATGAATTACCTTTTGCAGTCGTTGTATAAAGTTTCATTGTCTTAATGTTTGTTTAAGGTTATACGATGAATATCAAAAAAGGTTACACAACGGTAATAGATTTTGCACCGTAATACGGAACGTTCATATTTAGTAAAAAATGTTCTTTTGCCAAATTTTCAACATCAAAAAGAACATCTTCATCAATTGACGTTGAGTTTTCGCCTTTCTTTTGATCATAAGAGACCATGAGAAAAATTGGATAATCTTCGATGCCATTACCTCTGTCGATTTTGCCGATTACTTTAAAATTCTTTTTTACTATTGCCATGATCGTTGTGTTTGTTTAAGATTATACGATGAATATCAAAAAAGGTTACAACTAATATCAAAATAATTATTTAGGCTTAATCCATAAGGCTACACTATATTATACGAGATTCCAGAAAAAAGGTTACAGATTCTTTGCCTTTTTTCTGGAATATGTTTTGTCTGACTTGTGAACCTTATGCGTTGCTGTCCATCCAGTTGAGTGCTCCAGTTCTGCGTCCCTTGAGCCTTTTCGGTTCGCTTTAACGTAGTCGATTAGAACGCCTATAGTCTTCTTTGGTTTCATTGTATATGTTTTAAATAAGCTTGTAGGCTACCTTGTGAGACAGTTACCCAAGTTCAGCCGTCTTGAACCTGACCTAAAAACTTATCGTCGTGAGTTTTTCAATTTTTGATTAAACTTCTGGCTGACGTTATGTTCAACAACCTGTCGCTTTGGCTTTGATTGCCTTTTGAGTTCCTTTGTCAAACGAATGTCGCTGTCCTCGTCTTCCTCGTATCTGCCAAGGTTTCTAATGTAATAAACTTTATTCTCATTCTCAAAAGCTGTCATAATATAGGTATGTTTGTTTAAGATTATACGATACAGATTCAAAAAGGTTACAACTAAATATCTGTAGCCTGTGATAAGGCAGAAATAACTTTGTTTTCGATATCGGTTTCAGTGTAGCCTAAAATAGACATGCAGTTTTGTATTGTTGAAAATACAGATTCAATGGTAATGTAACAACCTTTTGAGCCATACTTTAATATCGTGAAGTGAACTTCATACTTTGTGCCGCCAATGGTTAAAATAACCTTTTTCATGATTTCTATGTTTGTTTAAGATTATACGAACAAAACCCTGAAAGGTTACAACTTTCAGGGTTTTTAATTACACAAACATTATTATGGACAAGATATATCTTAGTTAGCATAAACATCTTTAAGATAGATTTGCATTTTCATTCTGGCACGGCTTAAATAGCCTTTGACTGAGCCAATTGGAATATCCAACAGTGCAGCAATCTCTTTGTATTGCTTATCCTGTTTAATATAAAGATCAGCAACCTGTTTTTCAATATCCTTAAGAACATCAAAAGCACGATCAATTTGTGCCCTTAGTTCATCATTTTCAATTGAATCATTACTATCTGGGGCAACGGCTTGAACGTATTCAGATAAATAGACTTCGCCAAGTTTGGCAACTGTCTGCAATGATCTGTAGTAATCTTTAATCTTATTCGTTGCTATGGTAAGCATCCAAGTTGTGAACTTGGCAATCTCAGGATTAAAAACATCCATACATTCAGCTACTTTTACAAATACATCGCTTGTAATCTCTTCCGAGACTTCACGGTTGTTTGTTCTGATTAGAACGAAGTTAAACACCATAGCTTTGTGCTCAACATAAACTTTATTAAAATCTGAATACCTTTCCATACAAGATTATTTAAATTGATTAGGGTACAAAGATAAACAATAAAAATGACTTTTGCAAATGTTACAAAAAAATAGTTAATTATTTATATCCTTTGAAAGATATTTTTTCTGGGTGTCTTTTATCCCTGCGAAGTTTCCTTCTATATTCCTGACCAGATAAAACATCTGTAGCAATCAGCCTTGAGTTATTATATTCCTGTAGCGTTGGAATGTATTGCGATCTTTGTAGCTGTACCATATTAATTTATTTATAAGATTCTTTGTAAAGGTTCTCGATTCTGTAATACTCTTTCAAATAAACATTGTGATTTCTTTTTAAATTGGCTTTCACTTCGTAACCAACCCATTCAAGTTCCTTAAGTAATTCGGCATACTCTTCTGGTTTAGCCAACTTTGTTTGACTTACAACGCCATTGTAATCAGTTGCACAATGTTGAACCTGATGCATGTATGACATTATGTGACCCTGCATATCGGCAATTTCGTATGGCATTAAAGCAATGACTTCGCCGTTCTTATACTTTCTGAAAATCATTACAGTTTTCAAATCTTCTAATGGCTTGCCTTCGATCTTAAATTCTTTCATGATGATTGTGTTTGTTTAAGATTATACGAACATTGTGCAAATAGGTTACAAAAAATAGTGGGAATAAAAGGAATCGAACCTTTTTTATAGAGTAACAACTTTTAGACTGTCAAAGTATTTCCACATTAGGAAATATGTGCCTATGGCAATCGCCTCTCGCATTATACAATATATGCTAACTCCCTTTTAATATTATACGAACATTGTGCAAAAAGGTTACAATTGTTCGTTGTGAGCGTAAGCCAAATTTTCCAATTTGTTTGCACATTCATTGAATTGATCAGAGCCGTATGCTGGCGACTCATTATTTTGACTACGCAACATATTTTCAGCCTTCATTCCTTCGATTTCTGCTTGCACAGATAAAACTAATGCAAGCCTTTTAACATTGTAATAATCATCCATGATGTTTAAGCCGTTTTGATTGATAAAATAATTGCTGCATCGGTGACAGGTTTCCAGTTTTGAATCTGACCAGTTTCCATATCAATATCCAATTCAACATAATCTCCGCCGCCGATATTGATGTTTTCGGGTACATATCCGTCTGACTCATGAATTTTACCAGTACCATTCTGAAAAGAGATACCGCAAAGATCAGAACATTTTGCGCAAAGTTTTAAAAGTCTCATGATGAATGTTTTTAGTGTTTGTTTAAGATTATACGATAAACAAAAAAAAAGGTTACAAATTAATGTAACCTTTTAAAACTAAAAATGAAAGAGAAAAGAAGTATTAAAAAAGCAGGAATTTATTATGTTTTTGTTGCAAAGTTTTGTGCTTACCATGATTGCACTTCCACTGATTACCATTGCGAATCTGAGCCGATTTTTTTTGCACATGTCGAGATTGAACATAATTACCCTTCGACTTATGATAAGTTCCATTGGATGCTGAGCAACTTCCAAACAATACCAATGTGAACAATAAGAAAACGATTACTAAAACAGATTTGAAACTTTTCATGATAAATATTTTTTAGTGTTTGTTTAAGATTATACGATACTAATTAAAAAAGGTTACAAAACGAACAATGTAATTTGAACATTGTTCGTTTTGCTTATGTTTACTTCAATCCGCACATTGCTTTCAATTCGATTTTAATGCGTTTTGCGGCATCCCCCCGAAAACTTGAAGCATTGCTAAGGAAATACAATACAATACTTTTGGCGTCATCGCAGCCATACTTCTGGTCAATACTGGTAAGACATTCCATTGCCTCAAGATAAGGGACTGCACCAAAGTAAACCTTTTGCCATTCAGCTCTGATTTCACCTGCGATTGTGTACAATGGACGTGATGCGATTTTGTTTTGAACCTGTGCCATAATAAAGAGTTTTAGTGTTTGTTTAAGATTATACGATACTAATCAAAAAAGGTTACAGTTTAAAACTCACATTCACAATTAATATATCCACAAAATTCGCATTTTTCAACTACGCATTGATGACTGCCCCAACTTCCATCGTCATTTAACATATGTTCATTCATTTCTTCTAAACTTCTAAAGCCACGATCTTCCAACATATTCGGAATAATTGTAGTTTTATAATATGTTGCATTGGCTGGGGAAATTCGTGTAGTATTATTTCGTTTATTCGGAGTTACATTATTCCAATACCAATCTTTACATAATGTTCCATTTTTAGATTTACAAAATGCTTGCTGATAATTTGTTTTAACAAACAATATGTTGCATGAAGGACAAGTACATTCAGAACCTACTTTTGCAGATTTAGAAATGTTATACAATGCTTGTAATATTTTTTTTTGCTTATTCATATTTTTATTATTTGAACACAACAAAGAATGTACATTGATAAGTGTTTGTTTAAGATTATACGAACATTGTGCAAATAGGTTACAATTATTTCGGTTTCTTTTTTGATTTAATTTTGTCCTGAATAATACCAGCGGAAACACATACGACTATAAAGATAGTCAGTGAAATAATTAACTGAGCTGGAGACATTGACGATTCTGGGGACATTGTAAGTAGTAACATATTAAAAGTTGTGAACGGTTTGAACATTGTACCTATGCAATTGTTTGCCTGAACTGCATGAAGTTAAAAACATAAATGCACAGAATATCAGTGCTAATATTATGTTAATTCTGGTTTGAGACATTTCTAAATTGAATATAATCTTTAACATTGGATTGAATCTTTAAAGTGTGAACATTGTAACATGATGAAAACAAATGTCGGGAACATTGCTCCCGACATTTGTTCTGATTAACAATATATATCTGCGAGTTGTAACTTCATTTTTTCCTTTGCTCTCATAATCGTTACTTTTACATTTGCCAAAGTCATATTTGTTATTTCGGCGACCTCTTTCAATTTGTATTCTTTGAGAATAATTAACTCAACCAAAGTTTTTTCGTTTTCCTTTAGTTTTGCCATTGAAGCCTGAATCCGAACATAAACCTCGTTTTGTTCCATATCCGAATTGTTTTCTTTGTGTGCAATTTGAAATACCTGATGAAGTTCATCATTAACAGTATCGTCAATATGTGCAGTTTTGTAGCGATTTTTGTATTCCGTGCTTCTGGAATAATCAATCATAATGTTTTTTGCGATGGTGTGTATCCATGTGCCAAAACTGCTTTTTTCTGCATCAAATTCGGTTAAATGTAAATTAACTTTTACAAATACGTCGTTTGTTAATTCGGCAGTAATACCCGAATTAAAACCAATTTTCAAACCAATAAAATGACTAATACGTTTGTAGTAGTCTGAATAAATTTGATCAAATTTGATTGTTTGTACCATGATAAGAAAGTTTTAAATTTGTAACCTTTAAAATTTATACTACAAAGATAAGGCCTTTTGATTGCCAAAACTATGACTTTTGTCATGTTTGCAAAAATAAATGAAAATAAATTTAGGGGACAATTCTGTTTAACATTGTCCCCTAATTATGTTACTGAATTACGAACACACTATTTTTGATTTGTTCGTTTATTTCCTTATTAGCTATTCTTTTCCATTTTAAGCCCACTATGCAACCTTTTAAATCGCCTATCCTATTATCCGTTAAATCGCCATTAAGTACAGTATAACCTTTGTAATCGTTAGGAATGCTATCTTTAAAGATCATTGCAACATTGTACCCTATTGATAATAATCTTTGACAAGTTGACCAGTTTTTTCCAGTGTACGAAAAAGTAAGATCATAATTTTTTGCTATGTTAATAAATTTCTTTGCATTCTTTGTGTAGTCATAAAATTGAACGTCTGGAAAGATTTCGAAGATATTCTTGCCATTTAACATAATTTCTTGCCAGTTAATATCCGACGTTCCGTTCAAACGTACACTGAACAAATTATTATCTTTAATAGCTTTTAGCTGTTTACTTTTTATTTCAGCTACAAGCCATTCCATATAATATTCATTATGATCAAAAAACAATTGTGTTTTCCTGACTCTTGCATTGTTAATAATATGTTTACCAGAATTAATATCCATCATATTGCGTCCCGACGTTGCAAGGCAACCCAAACGACATTCAACTGTTGAACTTGTGCAAACATTATGTCCACTATGGTCAGATGGCGCAAGGTAAACGATGTAGGTTAACATATTAACCTTTAAATTCTTTTTAATCTTACTGGAAATATTTGTTCCGCCGATATATGATAACTTTGTTTCTTTGCGTGCCTGTGAACAATTTACGAACATCATAATAAAATAGTTTAAATTTGTAACCTTTAAATAATTTATACGTCAAAAGTAATGCTATTGATATACCAAAACTATGACTTTTATCATGTTTACAAAAATAATCAAAAATAAATGCAATTTCGATTTTAAGCCGTTTTTAGCCGTTATTATTTCATATCTATATAAGTGTTCAACTTTGTAAAGATCATTCAAATTTAAGCTACAAAATTAACCTACTTTTAAAAATAGTCTATATATATAGTATAGATATACACAAAATAAGATCAAAAAATACTCTTGTTTCTAAGTGACAGATTTCCAGTGAGTTACAAATATAATCAAAAATAAATGATTTATTTTGCACTTATTTTTAGAAACATGATAAAAGTCATAGTTTTCGCCTCCATATGGCTATATCTTTGTATCGGATTTAACAATGATGTTATTCCATTAAAATTTCCTACGATGGCAAATTTATTTTCAGAATTAGACGGTTTGAAAGGTGCAAGGTTTATCGGTTTCCAAAACTACGAAAGTAAAACAAGCGGTGAAATTTCAAATTATGTTATTAATACCAATATTTCGGTAGCTAACATAAAAAAAGCTGACTTTCGCAAATTGCAAAATTGTAGCGATGCAATTTTGATCAATATTGCAAAAGAATCTAACATATTATTACCAACTGTTAGATTGGCTCTTTTGGAAATGACTGCTGCAGCTCAAAAAAACTTGTCTGCAAATATCGAAGATCGTACAGTAGCAAGCCAAGCCCAGACCGATGCTTATCATAATGTTAATGCAAGCATCAGAATACACAAAGAAACTTTAGCCGTTCACATTTTTGGCATGGTTATTTCTAAAACTACCTTAATCAAAGGCGAATATAAAAAAGTAAACAGTGCCGACAAAACAATAGCTAAGCAACTGATTACCAAAGCATTAAAGCTCTCTTCTGGCAAGTTCCGTACCTTTATTGTAGAAAATATGGATACTGTTAAATCATCAGGCAAAATATTTCAGCTATAAAGATAGCTTTTAAAAAAAAGATAGCTTAGAAATAGGCTATCTTTTTTTTGCTAACATTTTTCTGTTATACATAATAATTCAGCTAACCTATTTATCATAGCATATTATTATGTTGTACTAAACATATCATAATTATATGATAACCAAATGCTTAACATAATCACTATGCGTTTTAAGCCTGTTTAAGCGACCCTGTTTTGATGTGGTACTGCCTATCGTCGGCATTCGAGATCGTGCAGCCAGACAGCTGACAAGTGCCCCAGAGGGGTATCCCCACCCCACACCCCCCCCTCAGACCCCCCCTCACAGGGGTGGGGGTGCTGCAGCCGTAACTCCACAGACTATAAAAAATTCTGGAAAAAAATTACCATTATAGAATTTCTCTTTTATAAAAAACCCTGAAAATCAAGCATTTAGCTAAATAGTCAGGGTTTAAAATTTTTTAAAAAAATTTAATGCTTATAGAAGTCGTCGATATCTACTTTGAATGCGTTTAATAGTTTCCATTGATCGAAGGTCATCATATTTGTTATGAGCCATTTAAGTGCATATGCGTTGTTCTCTCTGATATTCTCTGCTATTACTAGTTTTGACATATATTCGCCGTCATTATTTGGGACGGAATCGACGACATTAAACATGCGTAAAGGCGTGTTTTCTTCGTCACAGGTAAGCATAGAAATGTATGTATCGGTGATTTTCTTAATGTATTCTTGATATTCTTTAAGGTATCTCATATTAATAATCGAAGGTAAATAGTTTTTTTATATTATTTTTGCCTACAAGACGAATGAGAACGTCGTAAGGATTATTATAGTTTTCGTTTGCCATATTAAAGACAGGACTACTATCTTCGTTTTCGCCGCCTTCGTTATAAGATTTATATTTTTGTAAAGGTTTTATTAATGTAAACATGAATTCAGGATCATCGCTTGGCAGGCTGAAATCGATAATTACGTATACTATTCCGTTATAAGAATATTCGTTCCAGTGTCTGGAACTCTGTCCGCCATATGTAAAGCACCAGAAGGAGTTGCAGCCTATTTTTTTTATTGCATCGTAGCTCTCTATTTTTACGACCATGACATTATCTGTTTCGAATATTATTGACATGTCTTCATCGCTTTCGTTTCTGATCATGTCATTGATCATATCCTTTGTAAATTCTTTACCACCTAAAAGGTTTTCTTTTTCTTCTACGAAATCTAGCAGCATGTCTAAGGTTATGTTAGACTTGAACATTTTGTCATGAATTTTCTTTAAGAGTTTTGGGTCACGGTTACCTACTAGGGAATAGTTTGCCATGAAATAGCTCATACGATCATTATAGTCGTGCATTTCATTATAGTTCCTAGGTTGTCTAATATCGGCTTTCATATTACGGACAGCTGTAGATGGAAGTTTTCTTAGGTTATTTATAATTGACTGTCTGTTTACGAGAATGTCATAGATATTGCGAATGTTTTTGGAGTTAAGAATATCAAAGTCTTTAATAGGAAATACGTTTTGATTATAGTTTACTAGTTCGTTATGAACTAAAGGCATATTATTTACGACTTCACGGAACTTCCACGAATCTTTATATTCGAAATATATGTCTGATATTAATTTTGTTGTGTTATCGCCTTTGGTGATATACAATATTTTCTGTTTATCAGTTTCATCCAATTTACCTGTATTGAAATACAGCTTATCGGCGAGTTGTTTATTCTCGTTTATAATTATTTCTTCCAATATAAGTTTTTTGATATTCATTGAATTAATTGTTTTTTATTAAAAGGTCTTTTATCTTGTCGGTAGGTTTGATTATCCTCGCTGACTTTATTTTCTTCATATTATAAAGCACCATCATTTCTTCGCCCCAGCCGAAAGGGTTATTTACTATGTCGTAGTCGATGTTATTTTCTATATAGAATTGTCTTACGGCTTTTGTATTTGAAGGTCTTATAGCTTGGTTATTATTTAAGATGTTGTTCAGGATATAAGCTGGAACTTTGCCGTCCTTATCGTATTTGGTTAAGGTATTAATAAGTTCTTTGCGCATGTTATTGATTGCGTAGAGATTTATAAAAGCTTTTACGTTATTGAAGTCCAGCCAGACGTTAGCTATATCGTTTCCTTTATTGACTTCTATGATATAAATCTTCCTAGAGCCTTTGGAGTACTTATTAGCGGTTTCGTAGTGGGTTGTTAAGTACAAGCCTGCACCGTATTCGTATCTGCCTTTTTTCTGAGATAAGGAATCGTCATAGCGATCTAGGTTGCCGCCATGATAGAATGACATGGTGTTTGGGTCGCTAGACTTTTCGATGACGTCTTCATTGAGTTTGGATAACTCGTCTTTTATGATATTATTTATGTTCATGGTTTTAGTTTTTTGATAACGTCTTGCAAGTATTGACCCTTTTCTAATATAATATGTTCACAATATTTTTGTTCTTTTAATTCGTCAATCCATAGATTCCAGTATTTCATAAATGCCCCTATAAATTCATGTGGGCTATCTCTTTCAATATATCTATCAAGATATTCGTTTCGTAATTCATTATTCGGATAAATGAGAGTTATATTAAATCCCTCATTATTTAAAAGTTTCAAGCCTTCTGGATCGGTAGCAATAAAAATATGCTTGACCTTGCCAAAGTGTTTTTTCACATCAGCAATATACTCTTTTTGCAATCCTTTGTCTTTATACTTCCAGTATTCTATTTCAATGGCTTTAGCATTTTTCTCACAGAAGTATGTTTTGCCTGTACCGCAAAAGGCTGCACATAATATAGTATTCATGATTAGAATTTAGACAATCTGCCCAGCTGGGTTGATTTTTGGTTATTGAATACTTCGTGTTTCTTAATATCCGTTGTAAAGCTGAATTTATCGCCTTTATTGATATCTCCTAATAATGCATCATGTCTAGGGTCTTCGAAGGTTCTGAATTTTGTATTAAGTTCACCGAATTTCTTTAAGACGTTACCTGCTGGGTCAACGAATGTCCATAAGTACCATGTGCCGTATGCACCGTCGCCAGAGCGAACGCCAGTTACTGTAGCGTCTTTTATTTTGACTTTAGCACCTTCTTCGCCTACGAAGTTTGATTCTGGCGCAGCGAGTCTTGCTTGGTTTTGGTCGAAATAGTTTTCGGCAGAAGCTAAGAAGGCAGTATCGACGTATCTGAAATCTTTATTAGGGATTTCCTTCATCTTGTGAAGATATTCTTGAAATTCGTATTTGGCGTCTTTAGGTATTTCAAAGTTTTTCAAAAAGTCAATAAAGCCTTTCACGTAATCCTCGTCTACCTTTATGTTATCTCTTTGGTCTGGGTCGTCCATAATTTCCTCTGCTTTATCAGCAGTTGCTTCTCCTTCATTTGTTTGGTATTTTCTGCCATTATCAGGATACACCCAATCACGTTTAATATTGCCACCGTCTGCTTTTAATACATTATGAACAATAGTTATTGCTTTTGGTAGATCAAAGATTCTTAGTTTAGCACTGATTCCAAATCCACCGCCGCCACCTTCGTTTCCAAAGCCATCTTCTTCGAATTGTTCCATTGTGTTTTTAAACAATGAATATACGTCCAGCATTCTTAAATATTTGGCTGGATTAATTCCTAAGAATTTGTTTACACAATTACTTCCCAATGTTTTATATCCATTGTCTGCTCCGCCTCTTACGATAAAGCTTTTTATACGATCTCTTTTTTGGTGACAGTAGTCGCAATCTTGTGAACCGTTTAATAATTCATGAGGAATTGGGTCTGTACCCACTGCAACACTTCCGCCGCTTCTTGTGTCCACGACTGCTTCCAGCTTGTAATTACCTGGCATTCTGAACACTTGATCAACATTTACGCTGACAGGGATTACGTCTACGGCATATTTGTAGCCATCGACTGTAACTACCTTAGTTGTTTTATTGCCTTTGGTTATAACAGGTGGAGTGACTCCGAGCTTAGTCGCTGCTTTGATCATTGAGGCGATTACCTTATTTAATGAGTATTCTCTGCTTACAGGAATATAGACAGTGAAGCCACCTATTTGGCTTTCGTTTGGCATTCCGATAGCTTCTACGTCGCCTTCTGGCTTAACGGCGTTTGCCATTTGTTCGAAGTTATTTGCAGCTTGTGTAACTTGTTCGGGTTCTTCTTGATCCTCTGTATCGTCTTCGGCTTCGTAAATATGGTTCTCATTGAGTACAACAGGTGTTAGTCTGTTAAGTTCTTCGCTGATTAGCTTAATAATATCTGTCATAAATGTATTTTTTTATAAATACTGTTTTTATTCGAAACTATTTCTTATTTTCCTCTGTCTTTAGGATATTCATGATTTTTATTCTTTGACTCATAAAGCTTTCTCAATTGGCGTGTTTCGTGTTTGGTTACGCCGAGCACATATGCATATTTATGTTTAGAAGGCATTTGAATAATTTCTGCCTGACTTTGTTTCATTTTTGAATAGTCCCTCAATCTTTGTTCGGTTTCTTTCGACATATTATCCCAGCACATTCCAGTTGGGTGATTCCAATTCTTTTGCCATTCGATTCCCATTTCGATTGCGAACTTTTTGTAAGAAGTCTTTTGTCTGAAATATCTATCGGACACAATCTTTCCGTTATAAGGATTTATGTAGCGATTGGTTGCTCCAGCACTCTGTCCCATGTAATAAAAGTTACATGCTTGATAAATTGTGCCTAATTCTTTTGCAGTTGGGTCTGAATAGGCTGTGAATAGTCTGTACTGTGTATTCTTTACCATCCATGTGATGCACCACATTAAGAAAGCACTTGCCAAGTTCTTTGGCGACCATGATATGCAAGCACCTCGGCTTATAAGTCTTTCCAGTTGTGGAGTTTCCTCGCCGAGTATTTTGCTAAAGGAGTTTGGAACATTGAATAATATTACGCCAGCGATTATCTTTACGTCATTATGAATATGATAGCAAGCGAACCAATGTGTCGTATATTGAGATAATGTTCCGAGCCACTCATGACGTTCGATAAACTTTTTAAGATTTTGCTGTTCTTTTTTATCTATAATGTTTTCGAATATAAAATCGGAGACTCTTAATTTGTCGCAGTAGTCGGCGTCGAACTGTCCATTGCTTAGATCGGCTTCCATGTTCTTCACACGTATGTCGTATTGCCAGCAATGATCTTCGTTGTATGCTTTCAATCTCTCTTCGAACTCGCCTACTTTTCGCATTTACCATCCCCTTCAAGTAAATTTTCAGATATTAAAAGAAGCATTTTTTTAATGATTGCAATCATAGCAATATTTTGTGTCGCATGATATCCAGCAAAATATAGGTCATAATAATCGCCAGCCATTGCTCCATGCAGCTTTTTATATGTGTCATATGTTGACGATATAAAATATCCATACTTTAACAATATCCAGTCGGATGCTTGTTGAAATGTTGGTGCAGCTATGCTGCCTCCAAATTCTGAATTCCTACATGCGTCTATCGGAGTATTTGGTAATTGCTTTACCATCTTTAGCTGCATATCATCTGCCTTAGTGAAAGGATCTGTTGCATAGAATGCCAAGCAGGGTTCATTGAATTTAAGTTCCTTTAATTTTAATGATAGTTCGTATGGTAAAAACATATCCGAGATTATATCATTAATTACACATGATTCTGCCAATGTCTTTATCATTTTCTGGTTTTTAAGAATTCTTCAACTAGTTCTGAATTTGATTGAACAGGAATATCTTCTGGAGCAATCCTCCCAATTTTATAAATATGCGTTCCAATATAGTCGCAAAGTTCCGTTAAGAGTTCTTTATTTGGTTCAGGCTTTGCATATTTTTGTTCAGCAAGTTCATTAATCTTTTTTATAAAGTATGTTTTCATTATCTCATATAAACATACTTCTGAGTCCTCTCGTTTGCCTACGACTTCGATGCCCTTAGTTATAAAGACATTAAGTGACCAGTATTTATCTGCCCATTCAAAAAATTCTTTACCAATGTTTTCAACAACTGGCTCGACACGCTCACCTTGTTCGTCGCTAACTAATCCTTCAACTTCTTCCATTTTATGGTAGTATTATTTTTAACATTTCAATACATTTTTCTTTATCACGGCTTAGCAGCACTCTGCCGCCTTCGGACTTGTTATTAACCCAGAAGCCATAAACAAAATCAAAACCATAATCATTGTTATCAACTTCAATTGTCACAGGATTTGCGCCAATGAGTTCATATGCTTTTAATGTGGCTTCTTCGAATATTCGCCATTTTACTTCTTCGTCACTCAATAAGAGTATTTTCATTTTTTCTTCCATTTTATTTGATTATTAGTTTTCCATCAATATCTATATACCAATTATTTTTTCCGCACACGTCTATAGATTTTATATCGCCAAATTCATAGACGTGACCTATATTATTCGGATTGGGGTCATGCACCACATTTAAGTCTTTATCTATGATAACTGAATGACTTACAGCCTTGCCAAAATAAATGCTATCAACTGTGGCAACCCAATATCCATTAACTCCCTTATCTATATTAAGTACTTCTCTGGTTTGTTCAATATCTCTTTGAGGATTGAAACAGCATAAGTCATAGCCTCGATCAATATACATTTGTCCCATAACATTAAACCATTCGCATCCAAGTTCAATAAAATTTGGAACTTGATCTAAAGTTAAATCAAATATACTGGCAATAGTAGCTTGCATGCAATTGCCATGATTTTTATCAATTATTGTTTGATATATCTTTTTCATCAACTTTTACGTATTGTTTCCAGAGCCTAACATATTCATCTTGATTTGTGTTAATATAAACATGCTCAAGTTTCTCATTTATAATGTAATAACCAAAAGCAAATGAGTGACCATAGTCGCCTTCTTTGTAAACAGTTGGTTTACTAGAATATATAATTTTCGAGCAACTAGGATATGTGTGAACTGTATCGCCGTCTATTAATTATTAGTTTATATTGTCGCACAATTATTAGTTTATTATGCTGTACAAAAGTAAGTAATTAATATTGAATCTACAAGATAATTTAAAAATAAAACCATGAATTTTTGTCATGGTTTTATTTTCTTAGAAGCTATAAGATTCATCTTGTGCTGGTATGTATTCTCCGATTACATGTTCAATCATGGAAAACTTACCGTCAACGCATCCGTATACGTTTTTCCAAATTTCGATATTATAACCTTGTGACCATGTACTTAATGAAAGTACTCCCTTGTAAACCAATTCAATTCTGTCTTCAAATATCAGTGTATCGATCAGTTCAACACTTGAATACTTTGGTGCTGTAACATATGTGCTAGCTGAGCCATTCCAAGGAAATGCATTTATAATGCCAGTGGTTATACCTGAATATGTGTTTGCGATATTGTTATCAGTTTTACCAGAGATTTGATTATTGTTTTTATTTGTCATGAATTATATTTTTGACAAAGGTATATAATAAATGTTTTATAAACAAGCAAATTTATAATACTTGTTTATCTTTTCCCCATTCAGTTTTTTCTTTGCCGCAAAGTAAATACATTGTAAATCCATCATTATCGTTATTAGGCTTTTCCTCATATGTGATAATTCTCCAACCCTCCACAATTAATGAGTCTAAGAATGCTTGAATATCTTCTTGGTTATATCCTAGATCGAATTTCTTTGTTGATCTCTTATATTTAATATAATTTGCCATATTGAATTATGCATTAGAGCATACAGGCATAAATAGTTGAATAATTAATTATGGCTCTAAATCGCCAAGGCATGTCTCACCACGCAATAGACCAAGTATTTCGGCAGCAGAATCAAGATCATGCGATTCGATATAGTTTGGGTCGCCCTTATCATCAAACCATGTGAATCTTACAAGCACATGCTCAACGCCATTTTTACCCTTATAAACATTATAATTTGTGCTCATAATTCGGTTGAGCAATAGTTCCTAATAAATTCGGCGTCTTTGGCAAAGTCATTATTCCAAAGAGCTATATCAGCACAATATTCCTCATACTTGCTGCTGGCATAATACATTAAGAACTTCTCGATCATATGTCTGATATGTCCAACATCAAGCAGGTCGTCATAGTTGCGCATAACGATGGTTACAGCCCATGCTTTAGCTACTTTCGATGAATCCTTGTAATTCGCTTCTAAGTGCTTAAAACACGTATCTAAAATGACCGCAGAGATAAGTGGGTCATATAAATGTTCTTTAATATAATAAGAAGAAAGGTCAGCGTACTTTAAAAGCAATGCAGACTTTTCTTCTTCCGTTAGTTTTTCTATTGTTTCTCTCATAAAAAATGTAAAAGGAAAATCGATTTGTTAATATAAAAGTAGATAAAATGAGTTTTCAATTTTGACGAGTGATTTTTGATACGCATAAGACTTGAATTTTAATGTTGATATCATTATCGTTTTCAGTTTTACATGTAACTATCGTTGATTTTTACACTAATTCCTCGACTTCCCTTATGTTTTAAACTTCTTTGGTATAATTATATGTATCGATTTCTTCCTGAATCGTATCAACGTCAGTCTGTAAGTTTTTAATGAGATTATCTTTAAAAACTTCATTAAAGGTAGCCACATAAGTCTTTGCGGCTGCTTCCGAGTAAGTATTACTAATAACACCTTCGGCTGTCGGCATTTGCTGCCAGAAAGAAATCATGCCTTTCAATTCAGCAAGATTATAAATACTTTCTTGAATGTCGGCATTTGCTGCATTGATCGACATTTTCAAATCAACCAAAGCATTTATTTTTACCAACAGTTCATCATACAGTTCAGTCACAACATAGTTTACCTTTGAACCTTCCACGTATGAGTTCTTAGAAAGAATTAATAATTTCAAACTAGCAATTTCGCCAGTCAATTTCTTTTTCAGTTTTAAAGCCTTATATAGTTTCATATTTCAAATTTTTTTACAAAGGTAATTAAAATTTTGGAATGTGCAAGTCATTTCCGTTATACAACGCCATAAAATTGATTTTTATTTGATCAATATTATGGTTCATGATATACTTTTCATAGCCGTCACCATGAGATTCTTTATAATCTCTCAAAGCCAAGCCCAATTCCTTACCCTTCAACTCTGGCAACCATTCCATGACAATCGTACCGCTGAATTTATTAGCCAGTTCTCTACGGAAAGCATCACGCTTTTTTATGATACTTAATTCATGTTTCAAATTAGATTCGGGAAAAGCTTCTTCAATCATGTCGATGTAGTTTTCCTTATTTTTATCAAAAGTGTATTTAGTTCCGATGTTGTTCTCATTCATGAAAGCAAGAAACTCATTGTAAGATTTTCTTTTCTTGTTTCTCTTACGATCAATATGATTCAAGTCTTCAAATTGAAAGATGCTGGTATCAAAGTATTTAGACTTCATAACGAAATCATAAATTTCGTCAATTGAATTGAATCCTTTCAAATACCTGTCGTAATCGTAGTCTCCAAATTCAAAAATCTTCCTAGGGTCTTTGGTCATTTCGATGTTTCCGCCGATTCTACCGTCTAGGTTTCTGAATTTGTAAAACAAACCATTCCAGCCGTATGATAAATTGAATTTATGATAGGTTTTACCCATGATATTTCCCAATGGATCATAAGAGAAATAAGTATTAGCTATTTCCCAATCGCTTTCTTCAATTGAGATAAAGTCGATTTGAAATTCTTCAAAGTCGAATGAAATAACTCCGCCATTGTTATTGATAGCTCTTGGTTTCAAGATGTTCTCAACAAAGCTAGCCAGATTAATGCCACCGCCAGTTCCGAATGTTCTTTCAGGTATTTTGATCAGCAAGTCCAAATCGCCATGATCTTGTTTCTCGTGGAAACATTTAACAATGGCGGTATCAAGTCCGATTTCAGTCTTGATTATATCTTGCATTTTCCTGCCAATTCTCATAAATTCCTCAGTGTCTTTTCTCTCAGTAAAGACTCCGTATTTCTGTAATGCTTTTCCGCCCATGATAAATAAAAATAGGTAACAACTTTAATGCTGCTACCTATTTATACGTTTAAACTTTCAAAATGTTACAAAAATCCTTAACTAATTTTATCACATGGATAAGTATTTAACGAAACCCACACATCGTCAATCAACTCAAAAGTTTTTACGATTAAATGATATCTGTATCTCCTTATAACATCATCCTTATATCTCAGAAAGTCTTTTTCCGAAGTATAAACACGTTTACTTCCTTGAAGATTTGTTTTAGGGTCATAGCTTACTACTTTGAATGTACGGTTTTGCATATTAGCTAATTTTAAATGAAATGCATGACCCTTTAATAATCGAGTTGGAGAAGTCATATTCGCCAATGTCGTCGTTGCTCGTAATGAAATCTTCGATTTCTTCCAAGTCTGTGTCATATGTTTCCGTTAGGTATTCTTCAACACAAACGACTTCATCAAAAGTCGTATCACTATCATCGAGTTCCTCTTGACAAATGTTAATCTCTTCGGCGTCATTATCAAAGTCGTATGACCATATAATAGCGTCGCCTTTAAGTGTCAACTCGCCAGCCAACTTTTCTTGTAATTGCTTGTCGTATTGAAGCTTTTTGAATAAATTTTTTATCTTTTTCATATTTAATTTTGATTATAAATAGTGGTATCATCAGCTAAAGACCTCTACCTTGCGGTCATTTATACCAATGAGTATTGGATTGTAAGATAATTTATAGTCTTCATCTAAAACAGAGGCATTTACAAAACATGTATTATTAATAAATTTTGTTCCATGCCCAGAATGTATGTGCCCGAAACAGTGAATCAATGGTTTTATTCTGTTAGTAACTTCGTCATATAATGATGGCGACCCTAAATGTTTGCCATTATGTCTAACATCATCAAGTATTCCATATGCAGGCGAATGCGTTATCAATATGTCAATATTGTCTGGAATATTTGACCAATATCTTGTAAGAGACTCTTCACTTCTATTAAAAGCCCAATTACAAAATTCCAGCTGTACTGGCGAGCCATAAAAATTCAATCCATCTATTTCAATACTTTCATCTTCCAAATATATAACATTTTCTGGAATAAGTGATTTGGCTAATGATCTGTTACGTTCAAATAACCAATCATGGTTACCAACAGTAAAAATTTTGTATTTAGCTGGCTGTTTACTAAACCATTTTAAAAAATTTACTATTTCATATTCATAACCCATTGAACTAATATCTCCTGAATGTATTAAAAAATCACATTCAGGAATTATTAGTTTATTATGCTTATTATGTGTATCGGATATAAAGCAAACTGTTGTCATTTGTAATCGTCGTTATATTTATATTGAAATCTAAATGCTGGCAGCATATGTCTAAGTGCGTCAAAATAAGCATCGTAAGGACTATCAAATGACGTATCACAATAAAAATTATTACTATAATCCTTGCCGCATTCATATCTGTAGCATCCTTTAAATCTCATATACGTTTTAGGATATTCTTTAAATCGCATTGAGCAATAATTTGCATAAACATGAATTTTGTATTTATCATATAGCTATTTGATTATGCTTTGACATTCTTCATCACGTTCCAATCCTTTCGGAGTGTATCCCATTATTTCATAAGACCTAACCAGTGTTTCAAGCTTCATAAATCTTCGTCTTTTGTGTATCCGTATTGTTCGCAGCCCCAAAAGCCATGTCCATCTTCTATCTCAATATCTGATATTGACTTAGACTCTGTATTATCTGCCATGACTTATTTTCTTAACCAAGGAATGTCATTAATCGAATTAATTCTCATATGACCAACGTCATGTCGTATGTTCCAAGGAGTTGTTAACAAATATGTAAACACACCATGATTGTTTAAGTCAACAAAGTTGTCAAATGAGTCGTCAATAAAAATCTCAACGCCAGCTTCCTTTGCCAAATCAACTTTGGACTGTCTGGTTTCCAATGTGTAAACAGGCTTACTTGGAAAATGATTCTTATCAAGCCATTGTTCAGTAACTTCTTTCTTAACTGGACGAGAAGTTATGTAGCAATGAGGATCATATAATAACTCCTCAGCTTTTATTTCAGTTTCCATATTTAAATAAAAAGCATCTAATGTGCCATCTATTTTCATAGCGTCAAACCTGTCACGAATATGGCGATCAGTATACCATGTAGTTGGGAATTCCAGTACCTCTGGGTGCAATAAATGCCATGCTTTCATAAAGTTTGCAAGTACGCCATCAATATCCCAGCCAATTTTAGGAATCTTTAGATAGCTTTTATAACGGTCATCGCCCTGTGGAAAATCATAGTACAGTCCATTTAAAAAGTGTGCATTACAAGCCAGATTTGAAACATGTAGCTTTCCACTTCCGCCTTCGCCATTGTCATAATCCTCGCCAAGTTCAATCGCAGCCAAATGTCTTTTCAAAGAGGCTATAATAGATTTCCACGACATACCTTGACGCCAATTATCAGGGCTATATTTACTTGCGCCATATGTTAAAACATCAACCATATCCCTTTCGGCTTTTGCATGCACAAGGTCGTATCTTAATTTGCCTTGGTTATACCTTAACCCTTTGCCTATTCCAGTTGTTAAATCGTCATTACTTTCACTCATTTTTTGTATATTTAGTTATAAAATTTCTTATTCTACTTCTTTTGCCCAAACAACACATTCTTATCTCAGCTTCTTTACATTTTAAATGATCAGCACAAAGCTTTACAGATTCAAATTCGTTAATAAATTCGCCATCGACGTTATAGAGAAACACATGTTTACGTCTTAACTTATTATTAACATATGCGATATCGTCATTAGTTAATATATCATCTTCAAATAGTATTATATTTTTCTCAATGTATACTAATTTTCTTTTTGATAAGACTATGGATAAATTTCCTCTTGATCCGCCATGCATTTCAATATACTCTTTGGCACTATCATATTTTTTAATAAAATTACCACTTAAGTTATACACATTAAATGGTTTAGAAATGCCTCTTTCATTAGTATGTAATCCATTACATACTAATGATTTATTAATTTTTTTTTGACTTTTTTCATTATTATGTATTTCAGACATATTGTATGCGAATTTATAATTCTCAACATTGGCAATATTATATCCATATTTTCGAATATTCGATGAATACAACTTGATAAATTCTGCTTCATATCTTGAGCATTCGTCTGATTTACATAAAAATAAAACCTCAAATGAGAAATTTTCCTCACCATAAAAATTCCAAGCATTTTGTAAATGTTCGTTATAGTGTGTATTGTTTTTTAAATTTAATAAATGTCTTCGTTTTCTCGATCCTATTGAACTCTTACTACTTCCAACATATAATTTATTGTTTTTTAAATTCCTTATACAATAAATTCCAGTTTTTATGCCATTCCCATCGTAATTAATTAATTTCATGATATAAACTTTATTATAAATACGTGGGCAGTAACTGAAAACTTTAATCTATGCCAAATATTGTAAATATATTTTTTATGCTTTTATTTTGTCAATGAAAGTATGCACAGACTTATTGTTTATCTCGCCTACTTTGCTTCCTAATTCTTTAAACATTTCTTCCAATGTTAAGTCGCAATATTCGTCAACCCAATCAGCAATATAATAAAGCTTATGGCTGTTTTTGATAACACCGAATAGAATTGGGTCTTTAGCTTTTTCCTTTTCTTCTGTTGTCAATTCATCGCCGTTATTCAGAGGGTCGTAATGAAGAACAACATAGTTATCGAACACCATGAAAGTGTCGGCATGTTGTTTAAGTTCATAAACGTCGTCAGGTATTACCCTTACAAAGTTCTTCATCCAACTCAATTTAAGATGTTTGTCTTCGCCGATCTTATTGTAAAAGTCAATTACATTCTTTTCGGTTACAAACTTATTCAAATCAGTCCCAATTAAAACGGTTTCAGCCCTAACGACTTCCAACAAATCAGTAAGTTTTGTGATCAAAGCTCTTTGATTCATGTCCTTTGCTTTCAAAAGAACCTTTTCGTAATGATCAGCAATTTCATTTGATGCTGCGATAGTTTCAACAGAATCCTTTATGTCACTGAAAAATTCCCTGATATTCAATGTTTTAACAGGCTTTGCAACCATTTTGTTTTTAAACATTGATTGAGCTATTTTAAGTTTCACCCAATTGATAATGGTATTGTTCTGACCGAACATATATTTCCGATAATCAACCCAATACGTCATATCACTCTCAACAGTGGTGGGCGACGCTATTTGCCAATTACCATCAACGCTACTGCCCTCAAATGACACAACATCATTTGTTTCTGACTCTCTACGTTTCACATGCTTTGGAAGATTCTGATCAGTATTAAAACTATCGAAAATGTCCAGTTCCTTTTTATTACTTCTTGAAATCATAATTATTATTTATTAAATTTATTCGAAAATATTTACGCCGAATTTTTTGTTAAGCTCTTGATATGGAGCTTCATATGTGACGCTTTTTGTTTTTATTGCTTCATCGACGGAATATATTTCAAGCTCAGACTTATCAATTTGATAGTCTTCAATAGTTTGTATCTTCTCGCCTTTGGATTTTTGCCTAACATCTTCAACATAGGTGAAGACTGCACGTAGATAACCTGCTTTAAGGTCTGGGTGCGAAACTATTCGCAATGAGCCATATGGTTTCTCGCTACCGTTCTGTCTTAGTATCCATCGTGCATCAACACGAAGTTCGGTGACAATGCCAACCACTCTATCCCAATAAGTATCATTTAAATCAATATCCATAAATTACTTTTTTACAAAAATACGTAAAAATAATATTGACTGCAAGTTAAAAATATGATTCTGGTAAAATAAATTCATGGATGTTAGATACATACTCGGCACTACCATGAAACCATGAAGTTGTTTGAGCATCAGCTAATGGCGTTAATGGAAATGGACTGCTACCAACGAATGTAGAAGGAAAGGAATTTACGCTAATGGCAAATCCGCCCTCTATACGATAGATTCTAAACAGATCGCCATGATGCTTATCTCTAAAGATATCGCCGTCGTATGCCTCTCTGCCATCAATATAATTGAGTCCAGTGTATTCATGTAATATGAATTTTGAATCATCGAATATTACTCCATAGAGTTGATCATGTTGAATGATGCCAGATGTTTCATCACTCGATAAAATCATTTGCAAAACATCGCACATGATTTTATCATTCACGCAATACACTTTAAATTTCCTTTTATAGGAATCTACAATTTTTAATGGCATTTTGTAATTTTAATTTATAATGAAACCCATCCCAGCACCAAATGAATTATTTGTTGCCTTTATGAAAAGTGTAAGCGTGTCATCAAACTGATATCCAATAAACAATCCTATATTTGGGTGCATTTCAACCTTACTATTTACTTTGTCAATTGCTCCCACAGTTGTGCCTGTTGGCTGACTAATAATTGAGGTTGTGATCACTCCGTCAACAACTGTAATATCAACATTTGAATTTGGAACTGTCTCAATGCAAAATCTTGAAACATTTGTTTTATTTACGGCTGTAATGCCAATTGTGGGAATTAAATAGAAACCTTTCAAATATTTTTGATTGAAAGTCCATCCCACGTCGTAACTCTTTACAGAGTTTTCAATAGAAACCGAATAACTGGCGTAAGCATTATGTATCATAAAGTTTGCATTGATCAATGCTTCGCCACTTATGAAGTCTTTGCCGAAGCCCATCGACAGTACGTTGATGGGCTTCTGAGCTTGACTTGTGATTCCTATTAACATAATGAATGCTAATAGTATTGTCTTCATTTATAGACCAACAGTTCCGTTGATAGTGCTATTGCTCGTAAGTGTACCTACAAAGCAGCCTTTACCTAAGTCTTGTGGGTTTGCCGTGAAAGCTATATGAAAGTCATATCCTGCTTGCAGCCAATTAGTACCACTAAAACTTGTTGACGGATTTGGACTTGCCATTGTAATGGCTGTCGTAGGTTTAAACACAACGCCATCACGTCTAACAACACTATATGTGGCTGTAAAATCTGAACTACCTTTTCCGAAGTATTCATATACATTCTGAACCTGCTCAATTGTTGCTGTAGCATCATTAATCTTATAGGTAGGTGTTGTATTTTTAATACCTGTACCCAATATCTCAATTTTTTTCAAGACTGAAACTCCTGTCGTCGATACTAATGGTACGCCTCTATAATTTCTAACGCCAGATGCTACGCCAAGTAACCATGAATCTGTCGATTGAACAATATTATTATAGTCAATGGGTTTAATAGTGCCAGCAAATGTTAATGTGAAATTAAAGTTTGTATTCTTAATCAAATCGCTAACATCGATTGTTAGGCGAGAATCAATCTCATACATATTAATCGTCATATTACCAATTTCAGCTGTTGTCCATCCGCCAACAGGTGAAGTGCCAATACCGTAATATTTAATTCCATCCGCATCCTTACCTTTGATAACAATACGTGTTTCCATATGTAATGGAATGTCAATAAAGCATGTGGTGCAATTGTTAGGATAAGCAACATCCCATGTTGGAGCATTGTTGTTCTGTGGAGTAGTTCCATCCTTAAATAATCCGTCCTCTGCAAGTACCCATCCAGTAGTTCCTGTTCCACCAGCATTTGGTGCTTTCACCCAAAATTCATAAGTGAGTGTAGTAATAGTGTTGCCAGCACTTTTTGTTACAAGTTCAGAACCCTGAACCAAATTAATGGTCGGATAATGCATTTTGCCTGTAGTCGGCGTTACGATGTCAGACTGTTTCTGACAAGAAACAAGTGCTAAGGTTAATAGCACGAAAGAAAATAAAAAGTTTTTCATATAAAAAAATTAAAGTTTACGCATAGATTAGGCTATGCCCTGTTTAAAATTCGATACAAAAATAAAACTTTTTTAAATATCATGCAAGTATTTTTCTATAAATTTATTAAATTATTTTCTTACTGCAAATAGCAATCTGCGTATTTGATCCCTCATTGGATTTAAAATGCTTTTCGATCACAAAATATTTACTCAGGTATTTATTAAACTCGATCATATCCCATTCACGTACATGTGCTGTGTTTGAGGGCATTCCAAGTTGTAAGCCTGAATACATATGCAATTTATCGGGTGTTGAGAAAACTATTTTCTTAAAATCGTATTTAAGTAATTCTTCGAGAAATCCATTTGGCTCAGGTATATGTTCGATCACATCTGAACATATGAAAACGTCATATCGACCATCCACAGGTAGTTCATGCAGTCCGCCCCATTTCTTTTCAGGGTACTGTCTTCTTAAAAAAGTAACTGTTGGCTCAAGATCAATTCCAAATGTGTCGTATTTATCGAAATGCTTGATCAGCTTAAATCCGCTACCTGTACCAATATCCACGATTGATTTAAAATCATTTTCTTTCAGAGTAGCCTCAGCAGCATCATAAACGTCATCTTGATATTCGTCTTTGAATGAAGTATCATCAAAGTATGCATTATTCAATCTATGTGAATAATTGTCTGGTAAGCAATATACATCCATTGTTAAAAGTGTTAAAAGTTTTCTTTAAAATAATTTTCGGCAAATACTTCTGAATCATTATATTTCTGATGATCAAGTTGCGTCGGGTAGCCACTTACAAACATTTTTGATCGTTCAGTTACGCTGCTATCAGTTATTTTCTCCATATATACTCGTATTTCGGATGGAATTTGAGAAAAATAACCATGAACGGCATCAACATTAATGTCATGATTTTTAAATTTGAATCCTTTAAGGATAAGGCTTCTAAACCAAGCATCGCCCAAGTCAAGTAAATCATATGCTCCAAACAAAGGCGTATTACCATTCGGGTAGCATTGTGCCATAGTTATATTTCTATCGACTAAGCATGCAAATTCATTAAGTCTACATTCAGGTAATGGCATTGGGTGAGTTCGGTCTACCAACTCATTGTGTTGTAGATATCGTGCTGGTGTGTGTATTTTTGTCAGATTTATGACTTCATCATATGTTGGGTTATATTTATCGTGCCTATCTCCATCACATAGATTACCCATAAACGCTGGGCAATTCCAACATTGTCCAATCAGCCCAACGCCAGCTTGGCCATCATCTTTCTCAAGCATATTACCAATAATATCATTGACATATAGTATATCGTTGTGCGTGATAAAAACATATTTTTTGTCTGAATTTTCTATACCATATTGGTATCTGAAAATATATCGTTCGTTCGGATTAGACATGTTACCATGATTTGTAACAGTTACGAAACGATATACGTCTGGCATATATCTAATTACATTATTAAATTCTTTATATATGAATTCAATTTTTGAGCCATATGGTTGTTGTCTCTCCTCGATTATATAAATTTTATCGATATGTTCGCCGCTTACTTTCATAAGCGATTTTAATGTGCAAAGTGTCTGCCAAGGTTTGCCATACACGTTTATAATTACGTCAACTTTTTCCATGCTTACTGATTTATATCATTCATGTGTCGATTCCAGCCAATATGCTCGACATGCTTATCTTTTAGTATTGCTGTTGAAAATCCGAGTTCTTTATACTTTATTGAGAGATCAGATTCATGTCCAATCGACTCATAAGGCGCAACAAGTTTATAATCACTTAATCTTCGCAATGCTGGATTAAATGAAAAACCATGCCACATTATTAAGTAATTATGTGTAACAATATCGAATTTTTCATTGAAGTATGTTACAGGGTGTCCATTAGTGTCATTGTGTGCTCTAAGCCACACCATCATTATGTTGGAATTATTATCGAGTATATCAATACTCTTCTCAATGAAGCCATCTTGAGTGAATAGCCAATCATCTTCACAATGAAATATGTATTCAGTATCTATTTTTGCATACATATTATCGATTGATCTTATCTGACCCATTCGGGTTTCATTTATTATCCACTCTATATTCAAGGCTGAATATTTCTCAATCAATTTATCATTCAATCCGATTATTGTTGAGTCTTCTGTGATATAATATTTTTCGATTGGATATGTGTTATGTGTTATGAATGAATCCATAGTTCTTTCTAAGAGATCAGGTCTCCCACAAGCTGTTAACGCAAACGACACTTTTCTCATATCCAATCATTTATGCGGATAGAGAGGGATTCGAACCCTCGGCACGACTTTCGCCGTACAACAACTTAGCAGGTTGTCCCGATAAACCAGACTCTGGCATCTATCCATTTTACAAAAATACTTATAATTATTAACAAATACAAGTCAATTATTATAATTTTAGTCCTAATTTTAACAATTCTTTTCTCTTCCAAACTTCCAATGGTTCAGTAAATTGACTCCATTTAATTCGATCTAACTCTGTTTCATACCCTTTAACCTCGATGTATTTATTCTCGCTGCATTATATCGAACTCTTATCTTTTTGATTTAATTCCCTGTAATACATCCATCCAATGAGCAGTCATTTCGTACATCATTTCTTCGAATGTGTAAGTAGGCTTCCAATTGAACGTATTTCTCATTTTTGTTGAATCACCTCTTAAATATGGTAATTCCTCTGCTCTCATAAATTTAGGATTTTGAACAACATAATCCATATAATTCAAATCCAAATATTTAAAAACTATATCGCACATATCTCTTACTGAGCGAGTTTCCATAGTGCTAACAACAAAATCATCAGCTGTTTCATGATTGATAATTAAATGCATTGTTTTCACGTAATCCTTAGCATGCCCCCAATCCCTGTATGAGTCCATATTGCCTAATTCAAGTTTTTCTTGTCGTCCTAATTTAATCATACATGCACTTTTAACGACTTTACTTGTAACAAAGTTGTCACCACGTCTTGGAGATTCATGATTAAACAAAATGCCATTACATGCATGTAAATCATATGCTCGTCTATAATGCCTTACCATGCCATAAGCAAATACTTTCGATATACCATAAGGGGAAACAGGATTCAAAACCGTTGTTTCTCTCTGGAAATTATCATCGTCAATATTCAATCCAAACATTTCGGAAGTGCTGGCTTGGTATAATTTAGCTTCTGGACATATTTTCTTATACGACTCAAGTAGATTTAAAACGCCTATGGCATTTACCTGTGATGTGTATTGTGGAATATCATAACTAATTCTAACATGAGATTGAGCACCCAGATTATAAATTTCATCAGGTTTAACCTCAGCAAGAGTACTATCTAAGGATGTTTGATCTAATAGGTCACCATAATAGGTATGAATTTCTTTTTCTATCGACTCAAGACGATACGATTGCGAATTGGGTAATGAATTTCTTCTTACAATACCGTGAACATCATATCCCATTTCCAATAAATATTCTGCGAGATATGAACCGTCCTGTCCTGTTATACCGATTATTAGTGCTTTTCTCATTTAGGATTTCATATATTTATTAAATACAGGCTCTTCAAAAATAAAATGAGGCTCAATCCACAGAGTCCACCCATCATACTGATCAAAATAATCATATGTTCTAAAATTTGATTCATGTAAATGAGTTGTAATAATGCTTTTAGATGGGTTTAGCACTTTATAACCTTTATTAAAAAATTCAAAAGCTATTTTATTATCGCATCCCATTTTTCCTAATTCATAAGGTGCATTAATATCTTCAATTTTACCTCTAAATATCCAGCTATCCTGACTATAACTAAGATTATAAAATGTTAAGTCATTACCATTTAAATCCCAGCGAGTTAATGCATATAATTCCTTATATAACATATGTTGAGCTAATTCAATAGTAGAGTCAAAATATATATCCGAATTTGTTATTATGTTAATGTCATCATTTCCAGACGCTTCATTTATGATTTTAAAGAAATCATTATATGTTAGTCTATCCTGATTATAAATTGGCACAACATTGAGAAATTGATTCCTTTTATTAATTCGTAAACATTTATCCATTTCATTCTGTCTCCGTTTATTCTCAGTACTATAAACGCATACGAATAAATTTATTTTACTACGATCTCCATTTATCATGATTCATTTCTTTTTTAACCAACTGCCTGTTGAGACATTTCCGCCATGTACATTGAAAATAACTTCGTTTTCATTATGAACAGCCTTATGCTTCAAGCCATCTTTAGCCCATGCGTCACGCCACATCATATCATCAAAGCCATAAATATTTGTTAGTCCGATAATAGACTCCAATGCTTTACGTGTAAATGCAAATGTCATAGGCATATGATAATCTGTTCCATCTGGATTTGCGCCAAAATTATCCCATGAGCCTTTATAAAGGTCATAACCATTTAAGTGATCGGTTATTTTTGTCGATGTAATATCTACATCAGGATTTGCTTCAAAGAAATTTACAATATTCTCAACGTAATGAGTTTTGTATATATCGTCATTATCCATCTTCAAAAAATAATCATACTCCATGAAATTTGGAACGGACTTTATCGCAAGCATATTATTATGATGTGTATGACCATTCAGATTGGTATTAACGATAAATCTATTATCCAATTTAACAAGATCGTTATACATCGGAGAATAATCTTTTGTGGTTGCGTCGCCGTCTAAAGTAATGTTAACCGCATGGACAAGATCTTTATAACTCTGAGCCATAACACTCAGCATGCATTGTCGTGTCATTAGAGGTCTTCTGCCCCAAGCACTTGTAAAAATTAATACTTTTTTAGTCATTTATTTTCAAATTAATCATGTCAACAATATTATTTATGGTATATTTGTCAGACCAGCTATTAGATGCTTTGCCCTGATACCAAATACCTTCTTCTATATTTTTACATAATGAAATATAATCGATATCTTTATTCCCAATGTTTTCCTTTACATGCGTGAATGCATAAGGCCCAGAAGCTCTGCCGACGATTATATCGCAAAATGTTGATAGAAAAGAAATTTCATTTAGATCACAGCCGTCTTTTTTTATGATATCCTCGCAGAAAACAACATTATCGGTTTTGGGTAGAAAAGATTTACTGGTACATATAAAAGTACAATTGAGATTCATGAATGCAAGTATGTTTACAATGTATTCAAATTTAAAATTCTCAGACTGAAATGATAATACATCGCCATTACATATAAGTATCTTCTTCTTTACGTTGGTGAGTTTTTGCTGACTGTTAAAATTCAAAATATTTACGGTATGCTGTTGGTCAAGCTTTGTATAATCAATCGTTGGAATATATGCATCAATTCTCTTTAAAGGTATGCCTAATGTTACATAAATGTCCTTATACATATTATGATAAGACTTTAAAGAGCATTTAGACTCAACAACATATTTGTACCCACCTTGACCTATCCAAGTATTAATGTAAACATTTTTTTCGTCATAAGTAACTTGAGAATTTTCATTAAGCATATTTTTAAACGGAAGTCGTTTAAAATCAACTAAGTCAAAATAAATATTATCATCAGGATATTTATCAGAATAAAAGAAACCCTCATATTTAGTCGAGAGATTCTTTTGAATATCTTTCATAAATTGTCTTGAGTAATGTAAGTCACCTTTATGATAGGCGTTATAAAATACTATGTTCTTTTTCATATATATGCATTTGTGACCATGAAGGGATTCGAACCCCCAACCTCTTCGTTCGTAGCGAAGTGCTCCATCCAGTTGAGCTACATAGCCATTGTTTAATAATAACTTACAGTAAAACTTTTATTGAATAAAGGTTCAAGCAATATTCTTTCTTCTGGAGTAAAATGTAAAGCTTCTGGCATGACCAAACAACTAACATTATATCCCCTCAATTTTTCGATTATATTGCTAATACTTTTAAGATCATCATAGCTTAAAACAACTATAACAGACTGAACATGTCTACCATCCATTTTATAATCGTGCAATACCGTCATACCCTTTGCACGATTTTCAATGCCTTTTACGTTTTCTACTTTAATTATATTCATAATAGTTATTATTCTTGAAGAGGCGATGGGAGTCGAACCCACATCAGTCCAATTACACTAAAACAATTTAGAAGATTGTTGTGATACGCCTCCATATTTTACTATGCTAGCAATTCCTTTGTTAATTTACTGGCATAAGTATTGTCAATTTGAGAGGCTGTAGGCAACTTTTTTAATTCAGCCATAACTTTACCCATGTCTTTCATTCCAGCGAAGCCATTGGCTTTAATAGCCTCAATAACGAGTGCTTTGATCTCTGCTTCGCTTAATAATGCTGGCAAATACTTAGCAATAACGTCAATTTCGTATTGGTTGTTCATTATGGTTGCTTCTTCCTTTAATGTGCGTAAAACTTTCTTCGCCATTTCATCGTCAATGACCTTTCCTTTTAGGTAAAAATCACTGGCTACAACCCTTAAAAATGTTAAAAGTTCCTTGTCTTTGTTTAACATTGCTTGGTGCAAGTCCAAGTTGATCTGATCTTGAATTGTCATATTACTTTTATTTTACGATTTTTATATTAACACTAATTAAATGATTTTGATGATTGTCCACATAGACAATATCAAAATATGCTGAATCTACATCAAGCGAATAATTTGTTACAGTTGTCTCAAATGCTAAATATCCCTTTAGATACTCTTGCACCTTCTCTTTAGTAAATTTTGCTCTGCAAGCACTCTTTATAACAGTTTTAATCAATTTACCCTTTAATGTATTTACCATTGTTTTTAATTTAAATGTTTGAGCATCCTGACGGACTCGAACCGACAACCCCCTGCTTACTAAACAGGTGCTCTACCAATTATAGCTAAGGATGCATATTGAGCCGATACGAGAGGACGATTCCCGATGTCTGGGTTACAGAGCCAGCATAATACCAATTATATGATATCGGCGTGAGTGTACGTTACTATTGCAATAGTAGCTGGCTCACGTACAGAGTTGTTCCAGCATTTATATTTTTATTCGTTCTCAATTCTCCATGATTCATATGAAGGATTCTCACAATTTTTCAATGTGCAACGTAGACAAATCATTGAAAATGGAATTGCTATAATTATTGCCAATAATGTCTCGAAATTCATTATTCAAATATAATTACAGTACATTCGGTATCCATTTGAATGTCAGGATAAAACCTTTTCATTTCTGTAAGCATGTTTTCATGTCCTGTGAATCCGTCGTTCCATACAAACTCGTCTGGAATATGCTGTAGCTTACAATGAATTGTCATTACGACATTTACGACTGTTGTTCTTTTTTCGTCAAGCGATTCAAATAAAAGCTTGTCTAATTGAATGTCTCTGCGACCTTTTCTGATCGTACAATTCTTACCTGTTTCCAAGGCGTCGTAAACGTCCTCGGCTAAAATCAATTTTTGTAATTCCATTACGTTCCTTTTGTTACGTCTTTATACTGAGTGCTTATGTTATTGCTCTTGACCTTCAAGATTCTGTGCGGTGGATAATGTTCAAATAAAAATCCATCATTATGCCTGTAGCCTGTCATGATAATGGCATGAGCATGTTCTCGAACTTTTTCGGCTGACGCTACTTTGTATTCGAATACCCTTCCGTCGTCCAAATAAACTTCAATGTTGAACATATTCTGTTCAGGTGCTGGTATTAATTCATCCATTACACAGTTTCCTTCTCGTATTTAGGACATTCCCAAACTGGTGTTACAACACCGTAAAGAACGCAATTCTTATAAATGGCATTTGCAATGCCACAATTTCCTTTTCTGGTTTCAGGTTTGAAGAACTTACAACCCTGATAACATAAGCAATGCTCACGATGTTTTCCAAGCATTTCTTCTTGCACACTTACCTCAGTGTCATGATGTACATATTTTACTATCATATTAAATGTTTTAGGCTGCAAATTTAATGATAATAAATTAGATATGCAACAAAAAATATAAAGTATTTGCGCTTAGTGTAGGGATCGAACCTACGATGAATTTCTTCGGCAGATTAACAGTCTGCTGCCTTGCCACTTGGCTAACTAAGCATGTATTTGTTGTGGTCATGGTGGGACTTGAACCCACAACCTTTTGTGTATAAGACAATTGCGCTAACCAATTGCGCCACACGACCAATTATAATTATAGAAGCGGAAATTGGATTCGAACCAATACAAGCATTTAATGTCTCAAGGTTATGAGCCTCGTGTGTTGCCAATTACACCATTCCGCAGTGTGTTTTTAATGAAGCGAGTGCTGGATTCGAACCAACGATACTTTTAAACGGTACTCCAGCTTATGAGACTGGTGAGATAGGCCTGACTTCTCTAACTCGCAATATATTTTTACTTTCGTTTTTTCTTCTTTGGCGTAAGATGCGTATTCTTACGTCTTACTTTATGAAATTTGCCATCAACATGATTATAATTCTCGTATGAAAGCTTATCATCCCTTTCCTCAATAGCATCTTCTTTTTCTTGCATATTATTCTTCTATTAATGTTAGCCAATGAGTAGTTTTAACTACGGTATTTTTCTTATCGTTGAATGAAACCTTATCACCATCCCAAGTGCCTCTAAGCGTTACGATCATTTTTCTTGTTCTATCGTTTGGGTTATTATCAGCATAGCTGTATTCAACAGTATCGCCAGCCTTGATTTTTGTATCATTATCCATTTTCAATTTTCCGTGTGAATTAAACTTAATTTCTACCATTATATATTTATTAGTTTGTAGCGGCAATAGGAATCGAACCTATGACACAGGGCTTATGATACCCATGCTCTACCAACTGAGCTATACCACTATTTATTATCTCTATTCTTACCTAAGTGATACCCATCACAATAGATACATTTATAAACCGAGAAATGCTTATTCATTTTTTTACCCATGCTATCAGCAGCTTTTTGTGCTGTGGCTCTGGTATTGTACATAACCTTTGGAGTACCATTTTCACACTGATGACTTCTTATGTTAAACATGCCTAAAGCATTTCCAGTGATAAAAAAATTCCTAAATGCTCTTTGTGCTGGTAACTGACCCCATAAGGCTTTCAATATGTTTTTCAGTTTCATTATTAACAATTTATTGAGCAGTAAGAGGGATTCGAACCCTCGCCGTGATTTCTCTTTCCAGCTTGGAAGGCTGGCGCAATCGACCAACTATGCGATTACTGCAATTTAATTTGTGGAGCAGGTGATCGGGATTAAATTTAATTTACCTGTTTTTGGCGAGAGAAAATTACGTCAAACCCAGATCAATGATAATTTAAAAATAACAGCATGCGCCAATAATTCTATTGATTATTATGTTATCGATACATCTGCTCAAAAATATGTCAAAGAGCGAACATCAAAAAAATATTTAGATTTCATCACCGAAATAATAAATATAAAAAAAGAGCAATGAAGAAGATTCGAACTTCCACCTCAACCTTGGCAAGGTTATATGCTAACCATTAAACACCATCACTGCGATAATAAAAACAAGGAATTTTGCAGCATTGTGTTTTGTTTCATCCATTGAAGTAACAATACTAAGCACCATTGTTTTTCGTGGGGAGAGTCGGACTTGAACCGACGACCTGTGGATCTTCAATCCACCGCTACTACCAACTGAGCTACCTCCCCAATTTTAAATATTTTATTTCCGATGTGAGCCTCTTACTCACGACCACGAACCTTATTACAAAGATTCATAAAATCTCAGGAGACCTTTTATAATCGGGTAGTTCAACACATCCTTTCTAATTGTCCCAAACAGAATCTTAATGGCAGCATCTTAAGCAATTCGGAAACGGCAATTAATAAATATCATTAGCAAATAAACAGAACAATTGCTAACACTACTTCTAAGTACCAGACTGAATGACTCTGTTAATCAATCAGCTATGCGTGTAGAAGCTGGCGTGGTTGCCATGACGTGTACTTTGTCTCAGACTAATCTTACTTCTAAGCGGAAGGTAAAAGAATCGAACTCTCGACTTTTACATCGGCATGGTGTTCAAAGCCACTTATGCACCACTGCATGCTACCTTCCATATATTATTTATTATAATTTCTTCTCATTGAAACCTTCGTTTTCGATTTAAATGTGCTTGTTTGCGAATCGCAATTAGGACAAATTAATCTTAAATTTTCTCTTTTGTTATTTGAAGCATTACCGTCAATGTGATCTAAAACGAAAACTAATATTTTGTTTTCCCAAATTGCTGACATTCCACATATCAAGCATTTATCATTTTGCTCAGCTACAATAAAGTCCTTAAAATTTTTAGCTGTGTAATTTCCAACACAATATTTTTCGTTATTTTCTAAAAAATCTTTATAAGCCAATTTGTGTATATATTGAGCACCGCATTGATTGCTACAAAATCGTTTCTCTTTTCTATACGGTGTTTCTTTACCACAATTTAAACATACGCTACTTTCAGGTTTTATATCTAAAGACCTTGACTTCATCTTTGTAAATTTATTCACTGTACTTACGCTAACATTATATTTTAAAGCAATCTCTTTAGACGACAACGAAATTTTATCGTTTCTTATTGACTCTACGATTTGTTCACTTATTTTTTTCGGATTATCATTATGTAAATTAATTCCTAATTTGCCACAATGATATGAGACATTTGACTTTGTACAACCAAGTTTACTTACTATTTCGTTGTACGAATTTCCCAATTTTCGTAATTCGATAATTTGATCTTTCATCATACTATTTTAATATAAATACTACAATGGTTCGAAAAATCATCATTTAATTTTTGTACTCATAAATCTTTTTCTATTATACGAAGAAACTTTGAAAAGGTTACAAAATTAAGCAACTTTATTTTTTCTTTGTTGTAGGGAGGATGGGACTTGAACCCACATGTGACCATTACACTTTCAACTGCTTATCAGGCAGAGGTGATACAACCCTATGATTATCAATATGATATGAGCAAGGCACTGGATTTGAACCAGTGAGGGAATTTCTTCCAGATGGTTTGCAATCACCTACTTTCGACCACTTAGCTAGCCTTGCTTATTTTAATTCCAACATGTCAAAGAAACGATAGCCTTACTGCTATCAACGAAAAAACCCGATCTATTTGCTGTAGATCGGGTTTCCTGTTTAAGGTTTTAAAATTCTCACATTAAGAGAACCCAATCTATTTTTTGTATGCCTGTATTAATACCTGTAAAAATGAAATTACATCTTGACATACCATTACTATTGCGAGATATTGATCCCGATGTAATTCCCGATATGGTTGCTGATGATATGTTCCTTTTCATTTTCGTTTTTTTTGTATGTTTTAAAAATATAAATAGTATGATTTTCATAAAAGTTTGAGAAGTATTAAAATAAAATCTCGTCGCCTCATTTGATGATCATGGCACAAAAGTAATACAATTTTTTTAACTACCAAACATTTTTCCATATAAAATGAAAAAATTCTTCGTAATAATTCTAACTGACTGATAATGAGATATTATTTAATTCGACATTTTTGACATATTCCACTCAAATGGTTTGTCATTTGAATACAAGTAGGACAGAAGTTAAGAACAAAATCCTGATGTTCGTATCTAGCTTCATCCATAATCTGATTCATATCGATCATTTTTTGTAAATCCTTATCAGTATTCAATAAATATACCTTTCCTTCTTGTTGTAGCCGAGCATTAATTTCGTCGGTTTTACTTATTTTTTTATACATATGTTTCTTATCTTGTGAGGGCGCATTTAGACGATACATCTTTTATCATAGTATTTAAAAACCTTTTCCAATTGTTTGGGATTTTTTAAAATAGTATAGTAACATTCTTTTAACCCGTCTTCAATATAGTGCATGCCTCTACTTTCAGCCAATTCTTTTGTAATTGGAACTCGAACCACATCGATATAAAATGTTTTTGGTTTAAACGGAAATTTCACATAATGGCTACTCCCAATCAGTTCGAAGTCTTTATCGTCGATATAAACTCTACCTGTAAATGTGTCATATGCTTCCGTCCCCTTCCAAACAATGGCATCCAAATAATTCGCTTTGCTCTCCTTGCTATTTTTAAATAAAGCACTACATCTACAATTCTGATATAAGTCAATGTCATTAGAAACTTCGCTAACGTTAATCCATTCATTCTCATGTCCAGTTACGTCGCAAATTGGCTCTTGGAGTAAAAGTTTCTTAATTGCTTGCGCAAGCACGCTTGCTGTATATGGCGCAGAACCTCCACTCTGCCCTGAGTTCCCAAATGCTTCACATAAAGCAAGTATTTCTTTTGCGAAAGGTGTTATAACTGCATCTGGAACTGTTGCTGCAAGAATCTCTAATTCTCGCTTTACAAATTTTTGTGTATTTGTCATATATTTATGCGGTTCGTCTTTACACCACAAGATTTTACTTATTTTTTTTATATATGCTTTATTAAAAATCGCCGCATCCTGTGAGAACACATTTAGACGGTTTGACAATCATAACTAGCTTTCCAATTTCATCTGAGCCGTAATCAAAATTGTGTGAAAGTAAATAATGCGATGCCTCATAGAAGCACCGCATTTTATTTATTTAGATTTTCACTTCCTTTTCGGTAAGATCGAAAGTAAAGTCTAATGCTTGTCCATCGTATTTGACGGACAATTTGTTTTCGTCGAAATTCTTAAACTCTGTAAACCATTTCCTTGACAGGATAAGTGAGAATTTAATCTGTGCGATATACTGCAACAGCTTACGTTTGAGGGTATTAATCTCATTGAACTGCGTGTTGAAGAATTCTTCGAGTGCTGGTAAGTTATCTTTATCAAGAGCTAACTCATTTAGAACGTCAGTAACTGCTGACGACATAACGAATTCACCCAATTTTAGATCGCCGCCTTTTGCCATTTTGCTGACAACATCTTCAACCTTTGGCAATGCCGACAAGCCTTTAATCTTTGTGATAAGATTTACGGACATGTAGTTGTCGCCGCTAAGGACTGCTGATGTTTTTGGCGCATAGCCATTGTAATCAGTAATACCGATTGTTTTCAACCATTCAGCGCATTCAGGACTGATCATATCTGCATAAGACTTGCTTGTTTTTGGAAACATTGCTTTCTTATACGAATCAAAAACCTTTTTTGCACCTTGTAATTTCACCAATTCCCATTCAAGTTTCGATAAATCGGTAGCAGAAATCGAACGAACCATTCCTCTGTTTACGATTGGAAGTGACGCCAAGTCGATAACGATGTATTGAGGTTCGTAATGGACTGTCGAATTTGCATTGATAATATGGTCGCCTTCAAAATAATCATTGTAGTATGATACTTCATTGGCAATCAACAATTCTTCAAGTTCTTTCGAGTACGAAACAGGCAATTTTGTTACATTAAGAATACCGTCTTTGATAACTGTATAAGTATTGTATTTAAAGCTTGCTACGCTTTCGATTCCGAAGTCATTTTTTGGAAGTGTTACAACACCTTCATATTTGACTAAGATCGATAAATTGGCTCTTTCTTCGTTCCAAACAAGGTTTGTAAGAGGACTCCCAGCATTTGGGTCGGTTGTCGTGAATGTAAGATCGACTTTGTTTTTTTCAAGGTCTTTACTGATCTCAACCATTTCTGCAACATTCTTAGCGTGTGCTAGTTTTTCTTTTTCACCTTCGGTTAATGTACTGCCAACCGCCACACGTTTTGCACCAATTCTGTTATAAACAAAATCTTTGTGTCCTGTGAATAGTAAGCAATCTTTAATTTGACCGAGATCAGAAATAAGATTCATCAAGCAATAAGCATTGTCGTCAACAGGTTTAATCGTTGACCTGCCTTGTGGAAATCTGAAACTTGTGTCGGTAATACATGCTTTCATTGAGATCTTGAAGTTGTTCAACTTCTGTTTTCCATAAGCATCCATCAGCTCCTTGTAATAGTATCCATCACCAAGAAATGTGAAGATTTTTTCGGCTTCGTCATATAAAAGATTATCCGCTAGAACATATATTGCAGTATATAATACTGTGTCAAGTTCCTTCGGGTATTCGTTTAAATTGTTATTACCTAATTTCGAGAAGAAAAATATCTCGTTAACAGATTCATTTACAGCAACTTTGCCATCGACAACGTTGTATAGAATGATTGAACCATCAGCGTCGCAACTGTACACCAAGCCAAATAAAAGCTCTTTGGTATCAACTGTAACGCTAATTTTTTTAGTTGAACCGCCGCCAGATGAAATCTTCTTATCAAAGATTGGCTCAAATTCATCGAAATCAGATGTGCTGATTCTTTCGCCACCTAATATGGACGCCATTTCTTGTATTCTTTGTGAATCGGCATAGAAGCCATATTCAACGAAAGTAGATGCTGAAATATCATCGGTTAAGTCTTTCAACGCAGATACAACGCTAGTCCAGCTACAATCATTATTGTAACCATCAGTTAGGAAGATCATTGAGAATGAACTGTTTGGACGATTTTTTCTAATCCTTCCGATCAATTCCTTGGTAAGAATTAAAGGTCTTTGGAAAGCGGTACAGCCTACAGGTTGCAGCCATCTATCGACGGCATCATTCAATTCAGATAATGTTTTTAA